CAACAAACTTCACCCGAAGGCGGTTACGCCATCGGATCATTGCAAGACTATATGGGCTTGCCTACTGTTGGACAAATGGATCCAACAAAAACTATTGATCATTGTGCATTCTTCACAAGGGCATATTCACTCTGCTGGAACCAGTGGTTCCGGGACGAGAACTTACAAGACAGCGTTCTTGTATATAAAGGCGATGTAACTGATACTACAGCCGCCGCAAATTATCAACTTTTACGTCGTGGAAAACGTAAAGACTACTTCACATCTGCACTCCCTTGGCCTCAAAAAGGTGATGCAGTAACATTGCCATTAGGCACATCTGCTCCTGTCAGATCAAACAATGCTAGCGGTTCATACAATATCGGCATTCAAAATACAGGCGGAGACTGGAAACAATTAGCTGCAAATGCAACTTATGCAAATACCACAGATGTAGCAGCAACAGACACCTTAGGATACTTATATGCCGACCTCACACAAGCAACCGCAGCAACAATTAACCAATTACGTCAATCATTCCAAATACAAAAACTTTTGGAGCGTGACGCACGTGGCGGTACAAGATACACAGAAATTATCAGATCGCACTTCGGCGTTATCTCGCCCGATGCTCGACTTCAAAGGCCTGAATACCTTGGAGGCGGTTCTACACCGATCAACATCAACCCCATTGCTCAAACCAGCGCATCGGCTGCGTCAGGGACTAATACTCCTCTCGGTACACTTGGCTCTATGGGTACTGCCCTTGCTCACAATCATGGCTTTACTCAATCATTTGTTGAGCATGGCGTAATTATCGGATTAGTATCAATCCGTGCTGATTTAACTTATCAGCAAGGTCTCTCACGTATGTGGAGCCGTGAAACTCGTTATGATTTTTATTTCCCAGCTTTTGCAATGCTTGGCGAACAAGCTGTATTAAATAAAGAAATTTATGTAACTGGTAACGATTCTGATAACGATGTATTCGGTTATCAAGAACGTTGGGCAGAATATCGTTACTATCCATCACGAATTTCTGGATTATTCCGTTCTACTGCAACTGGAACTATTGATGCATGGCATTTGGCTCAAAAGTTCACAACATTACCTACTTTAAATGATACGTTTATCGCTGATACTCCACCTGTCGAACGAATCGTCGCTGTGGGTTCAGCTGCAAACGGCAAACAATTTATCTTTGATTCTTTCTTTGATGTAAAGAAAGCACGACCACTACCTATGTACTCTGTACCAGGCTTAATTGACCATTTCTAATGGCTGTTTATGATTATTCAGAATCTTATGACAGTAGTCATATGCAACCCCAAGGCTCAGACATGAGCTTAGGGGGATTAGGCGGACTCGCCGGTGGTGTCCTTAGTTTTATAGGACAACAACAAACTAACCAAAAAAATTGGGATATAGCTCAATCAAATAATGCGTTTTCCGCGCAACAATTTGCCCAACGTTATCAAACTACTGTTAAAGATATGCAAGCCGCTGGGTTAAACCCTATGCTTGCTTATTCTCAAGGTGGTGGGGCACCTCCAACTGCTTCTCAAGTCGCTCCTATGCAAAATTCATTAGGAGCCGCAGTTGAAGGTTATAACAGGACTAAAGGAACTAGTGCACAATCTGCACTTCAAGAGCAACAAGCTCAACAATCTCAAGCCCAAGTAGGGCTTATTAACTCACAATCTGCGAAAACAGCCGCAGAAACAAAGGTTGCCGAAGAGCAAGCCAAATTATTACAAGCAGATTACGAAAAACGTACATCTGAAAAACCACTTGTAGAACAACAGACTAAAACGTCTGAACAACAAGCGCAAGCATATGCGCAACAAGCTATAGCGTCGGCTCAACAGGCCGTACAATCTCAAAAACAAGTTGAGGTTCTTAACCAAAACTTAGACAATCTAAAAGCCGAATTACAACGGCTTAAACAAAACAATGATCAGAATTTACCTGAATCTGACATTGCCAAAAAGTATCCTACTACTTATTACATATTCCATAAACTATTACCGACTCTGTCAGGCAGTATCGGTAAACCATTTAATTACAGACAATGAAAATAAAAGAACCTTTTATTCGTAATCCTTATAATTACGATACGAATGCTGCGTCAAATGAGTCTGGGTTGCGTTGTGAGGACGCTACTCGGACTCAGCAGCATTTTAAAGACGAAACGGATATCAATAATATCCTCCGTCAATTCAATATAACAGGGCAATTGCCCTCAAAGGCCATATCGCCACGCTACGGCGATTTCACCGGTATCGGTGACTACCATAGTGCTTTAAACTCCGTTATCGCCGCAGAGGACGAATTTATGACTCTGCCAGCCACTTTACGGGCTAGATTCGATAACGATCCTGCAGAACTTATTGAGTTCCTCAATAATCCTGACAATAAAGACGAAGCCATTAAACTTGGCCTCGTCAATAAATCCGAGGCGAGTGCTCCAATCTTGGAGAGTACCTCGGAAAAAGCGGGCGATGAGCCCGCCGCACAGTAATCATACTTGATATTACTGTGCTAGGTGACACCAAACAACCACAAAAGGAGAAAAAAACATGTATATGCATCGTAAAGGCGTAAGCAAAAAAAAGTCTGCAAAGACTTTTAGACATCATGCTAAACGGACGAAGTCCGCAAATATGAGATCAGCACCGCAACGCGGAGGCTGGAGGCTCTAAAAACCTCTAGGCACCTCACATGCCCTGTACTTCTCCTTTAACCGCTTATTTAAGCGGTTACCAAACTATTCACGCAAATGACAAGCCCAGTAGGGTTTTGTCATTTAAGGAAAACGATGACGATAGTCATCGTCAAATTCAAATACCATGCGGACAATGCGATAGCTGTCGCATGGAACATGCACGTCAATGGACTATGCGCTGTACACATGAAGCGCAAATGCATGAAAAAAATTCATTTATAACCCTCACCTACAATGATGACAATCTCCCAAGCGATGGATCTTTACACCACGAACACTTTCAATTGTTCCTCAAAAGACTTAGAAAGAAATTACAACCTCACAAAATCCGCTACTATATGGCTGGAGAATATGGCGAAGATTTCAGCCGACCTCACTTCCACGCCATTATCTTCGGATACTCTTTCGATGATAAGAAATTATGGAAAAGGACTCCCGCTGGTTCTATGCTTTATAGATCCGAAGAGCTTGAAGCCCTCTGGCCATTTGGTTATTCCTCCGTTGGAGACGCTAACTGGGACTCAATTGGCTACGTTACTCGATATGTTCTTAAAAAAGTAAAGGGTAAACAAGCCGAAGCCCACTATCAAGACGTCGACTTCACAACTGGAGAGATAATCCAAAGAAAACCTGAATACGCAAAAATGAGCCTGAAACCCGGAATCGGAACGTCATGGCTCAAAAAATACAAAAGCGACGTATATCCTCATGATTACGTTGTATTTAATGAAAAACAAGTAAAACCACCGAAGTTTTACGATAAACAATACAATAAGGAAAACCCTTACGAGTTTGACGAAATACAATATGAACGAGAAAAAACTGCTAAACTAAAACATCTTGACAATACACCTGAACGATTAGCTGTAAAAGCAAAGGTAGTAAAAGCAAGATTAAGAAAACTTAAACGAACCCTCACTTAAGGAAAATCCTCATGATTCTAGTACTCTGTTCAGTAAAAGACCGCGCAGCGGACGCATATGCACGACCAATGTTCGTGCCTTCTGTTGGTGTCGCCATTCGGTCTTTCTCGGATGAGATAAACCGACAAGCTGATGACAATCAGCTATACCATCATTCAGATGATTTCGATCTTTATGAATTCGGAACATTTGATGATAACTCTGGTCTGTTCTCTTTACACGAACAACCAAAACAACTATCCTTAGGGAAACAGGTAAAAATTACCAAGTAAAAAACCACAGCGAGGAGAAAGGGTTTATCTTTCTCCCGCAATAACACAGGAGCAAAAATGCACCGCAATAAATCAGTAAACGTACATCAGTTCACTATGATTCCAAAGGCGGACATTCCCCGCTCCAAATTCGATTGCCAATCGGCACATAAAACCACATTTGATGCTGGTTACCTAGTTCCCGTATACGTCGACGAAGTATTACCCGGAGACACATTCAATTTAAAAATGACGGCATTTGCCCGTCTTTCAACACCACTGTATCCAATTATGGATAACATGGTCATGGATTCATTCTTCTTCTTTATTCCTAATCGATTAGTCTGGGATAACTGGGAAAAATTCATGGGACAACAAGATAACCCAGATGATTCAATCGACTATGTAATCCCACAACAAACTTCACCCGAAGGCGGTTACGCCATCGGATCATTGCAAGACTATATGGGCTTGCCTACTGTTGGACAAATGGATCCAACAAAAACTATTGATCATTGTGCATTCTTCACAAGGG